AACGCTAGTAGCCAACTTAAATACCCTGCTAACAATCTCTTCATCTAATAAACCTCCATGTGATATATCCAAAGAGTAATAAGAATGTCCAGGATTGTGTTGTTGTGAGGTATGAACTTGTAATGAGTTGTTCAATCATTTCACCCTAACAATCTCTTGGCTGTGCTTAACTCCTTTGTCGAACTCAAGTATATGCCACTCATTAGGGTCGTCAAGTGCTTCATCACCTGCTGTATATATATCTACATGTGTGGTGCGGCATCTAACTTTGGCTAGTATCCACACGGTGTGCTCCCATTGGGGAGTATCTTCGTCAAGCATTGGTTACTCCTATCTCTTTTTCCTCTTTGTCTATAGCATCTTGTATTACATCTAGTAATACTGAGTAGTTTTCTGGTTCATCAAACAATGGATTTGTTAATGCTCTATGGAACTCATCTTTAAGTATAATTAACCTATCTAATTTAGGCATTAGATTCATCCTGATTTTTGGCGAGGTCATTAATTGTTGGCTCATCTGCTACCCATACTCTACCTGTGGCTAGCAGTTCATCGTATACATCTAATAGGTCAAGCATAGCAAAGGCAAATGCTTCTTTAATTTTGAGTAGTTCTTCTCTGCTTCTCATTGCTATTTACCTTTCCATCTTGCGTCTGGTTGCTCTGGCATCACTCATGCGCTGAATGATTTCGTTCTGTGTTTTAATTATATAGATGCTATATCCAATGGTCAAGATGCTAGCAATAAGGGCTATCATAATACCTATCATCGTACCTGTATCTAGATACATGTTTAGTTCTCCTTTGTTTCGGTTAGATGTTCTTGTTCATACTTTAACCATAAGTCTAGTTCTTTCTGTGTTAAGTCTCTACTCATGCTATCTCCGTTCGACTCGTAGTGCTCCAATGAATATACTTTGCGGTCCCGCAAAATAAAAAAATTTTTGGTAGCAAGGTGAGGCAATAACCCCACCTTGCTATTTGTTATACTATCTTGTAGTTAAATGGTATGCCAGACCATGAGTATGTTGTGATACATACTTCACAAGTTAGACATCCCATATACTTATTGATTTGGTAGTGGCACCTATTACATACCACTGCCCATGATGGAAGAGCCAGATAAGCAGTCATCTCATCTGGTTCAAACATAGGGAAGACATGTTTGCCTAGGAATAACCAACTAGGAAGACGATTGGTTATATCGTATACACCTTCTAGGAATTCTCCATCACGGTTAGTCCATTGATGGGCGAAGCCTTTGTCGTCTGGTATATCCGAAGATTGAGCAGGTTCTGACTCCTGCTCACTCCTATTAATCTCTTGAAAGTTTAGTGCGGATTCCACACTAGAACCTTCTTGAAGTAAGTTACATTCTACGCAGTACTCCTCACGAGAATCCAACTGAGTGGCTGGATTCTCATGGGAGCAGGAGAAGGAATACGTAGATGATGACAAGGCAAATGATGTCATCGGCTGGGTTGTTAGGCCAGAACGATATCGGTGATTACTAGGTTGTCATACCAAGTGCCAGGTTTTTTGCCAGCCTTGGTTTCCATGTAACCTTGGATATTGACCACTGCGTCAGTAGTATCCACAAGATTTTTGCGGATGAACTCAAGGTGGTCAGGGTTAGCAGTAGTCACGATGCGGGAAGCAACGAAGACGGATTGGTAAGAACCGTCTGGTTGAGCAACTGCTCTGCTGTCAAGGATACCAAGATTAAAACGGTTCTTGTTATCCCAGACTTTGTTAACACGGGCATTCTCAAATGAGAACTTATTCATGTTACTATCTCCTTTTCACTAGGGGACTTTTCCCCTAGCACTAAGCGCAGGGGAAAATCCCATGCGGTAACCAGATACATTCTGATTACAAAAACCAGACACATCTGCCAGAAGGGAATTGTCAAGCAGCCTTTCCGCTTGACAAGGAATGAATGGCTGACACAAAAACTTAACATTAACTGAGGCGCCAGATAGGTATGGGACTGCGCCGAAGACTGTTCTCCGTCCAGCACGCTTCTATACTGTATGATAGGTGGCTGTAACGGTCTAGGGTCAACTCGTATTGACCCCAGTATGCTTAATGGAGAGTAGAAATAGTATATGTATCTACAACAAAGATTTTCCCGTACAAAGTATATCCCCTGCTACTGTCCCAGTTTGTCCTATTTTGTAATAGTTTTGGGCAGGGCCAAAAAAATATTTTGGCCAAAAGTGTCCGTTTTGGCTGTTTGGACGGATTATACTATATAGAGACTGTTTTATTTCTGACAGTAGCAAGTTCTTCAGGAACTTGCGTTACAGACTGTATCTACTACCTGTTACTAACTGACAGTAACTGAATGAAAACGGGACAGGACTATGAGTTTTGACAAAGGGGGTACTAACCCCAAAACACTGGCTATGGCGGCAGCAAAGGCTAAAGTTCTAGCCTTGGTGTCCGAAGGACACTCTGTCCATAAGGCTATGGAGTTATGTAACAAGAAGCCCGACACCGTGAGAATCTGGTGTCTAAGGGATAAGAAGTTTGCCGCTGACCTAACTGAGGCCAAAGCAACCGCAAAGGATGCCTCCCTCTCTTCTTTGGGTATCCCTAAGGAAGAGATAGACTTTCCTAGGTTCTCCGAAATTTTTTTACAGCAGAGGGTATTCCCTCACCACTTGGATTGGATTGACTTACTAGAAGACCGCAAGCCTTCATGGCTTCACCCTAGTATGGTTTACGAACCTGGCGACCCATCACGTCTCTTAATCAACGTGCCACCTGAGCACGCTAAGAGTACGGTCATCACCGTAAACTACTCCACATATCGCATTGCCCTCAATCCAAATATCCGCATCATTGTGGTTTCCAAAACGCTAATCAAAGCACGCGAGTTCGTGTACGCAATCAAGCAGAGACTCTCTCATCCACGCTGGTTAAAGTTGCAAACAACTTTTGGCCCCGAAGGTGGTTGGAAGGAAGACTCAGATACTTGGCGAGTTGATACCGTTTATCTTGGGGGCGATGCCCGAAATTCATCAGAGAAAGACCCAACCATACAAGCACTAGGTATGGGTGGACAGATTTATGGAGCACGTGCTGACCTCATCATTTTAGATGACTGCATAACTACAGCAAACGCCCATGAATGGGAAAAGCAAATCAACTGGTTACAGAAAGAAGTTATTACCCGTTTGGGTAAGAACGGTAAGTTACTAATCGTAGGGACACGAATTGCACCGCAAGACTTCTACAAAGAACTCCGCGAGACGAAACACTGGTCTGGTGGTAAAAGCCCTTTTACTTATATGGGCATGCCTGCTGTTTTGGAATATTCGGAGAAGCCGAAAGACTGGGAAACGCTCTGGCCTAGGTCGGATGCTCCGTGGGATGGGGATTCTGACGTTCCTGACGAAGAAGGACTCTTCCAGAAATGGGACGGCCTAACACTATTTAAAAGAAGAAGTGAAGTCACACCATCAACATGGGCGTTGGTGTACCAACAAGAAGATGTTCAAGAAGATTCTATCTTTCCTCCTGTGCTTGTCCAAGGTTGCATTAATGGACAACGCAAACGCGGACCGCTGAAAGCGGGTTCCGTGGGACATCCCTCGCACATTGAGGGGTATACAATAATCGGGTTCGACCCCGCAATGGGCGGGAATGCCGCGTTTGTGGTATCTACCTACAATCGTGTAGATGGCAAAATTTATGTTATTGACTGTGTAAACATGTCAGAGCCTACACCTCAAAAAATTCAAAAGACTATAGAAGAATTAGTTGACAAGTATAGGCCACAAGAATTACGTGTTGAGATTAACGCACATCAGAAAGCATATGCTTTAGATGATGAGTTGCGTAACTGGCTTGGTATGTATGGATGCAGACTAGAGTCTCACTTTACTAGCAAGAACAAATGGGATTCAAACTTTGGTGTGGCTGGTATGTCAATGCTCATGGGCACTGAGAAGGATGGCAAGTTCCAGAATAACAACACTATTGAGATTGCATCTACTGACCACTCAGAGGGTCTTAAAGCATTAGTTCAACAGTTGATAACTTGGAAGCCTAACACTAGGGGCAAGACAGACTGTGTTATGGCACTATGGTTTACTGTGCTCAAAGCAAGGGAACTAATGCAACAGCACAGTCGTATAAGTACTTATGCTTATAACCGCTGGTCAACTAAAGCGCAAAACAATAGAAAGTACTCAATCAATCTAGACGAAGCCTTTGCAGAGCAATGGCAAGACATAT